AGATTCTTGTTGAGTAGGTGTAGGATTCTCTAATTCATAGCGGCGTTTTCTCACATACCCCATTAGCTTCGGTTGAATCTGCGGATCTCGTGCAGCCACGTCTATTTCCAAAGCATCTAGCGTTGTAAGGTCTGGTGCAGTTTGGATTTGAACCATTAAAGAGGGTGGCTCATTAGCAGATGCCTTTTCTTTTTCTAGCTCTTCAAGACGTTTGTGAGTGGCGAGAAGGATAGGCTTCATTTGTTCGTCATCCCATGTGCGGGTATAACGATAAACCGCATTTACTTCTGCAGGTGTTTTTGACTCTTTTACACGCTGTAGAAGAGCATCTAATGCCTTCTGATATTCAGGATCTACTTTAGGCTCGTTAGTTTCTGGAACTAACAGATCCTCAGATGTGGTGACATTTGTTTGTTCGGTAATAACAATTGTTGGTTGAGTTTCTGCAGAAATAACGTCGCTAGGCTTTTCTGCTTTTGATTTTTTGCCTCGCTGTTTTTTGGGCTCTTCACCAAGGCGAACAACGCTAAGATCATTATTAATTTCAAAACCGAGTGCTTTTGAAAATGCTTTTAATTGAAGCTTGGCATTTTCTGCATCACGTTGAACAAATCCTCTTTTAATAGCTTCAATGAGTGCAGCAGTTTCAAATCCTATGATATAAATTGAAGGGAGATATGTATTGATAACAAAAACATCCTGACCCGCTTTATACTCATCAATAGTTAATGGCTTTGTGAATGTAATGCCAGCCAGTTCAATAGTTTCGATTTTGATGCAGAATTCAAAACCCGGTTTACCAAAAACAGAAGCGGGGAATTGATCTAAGTCAGAAAAGTCCAACATTTCTCCAATAGGACGACAAAGAACAGTTTTACCTTTTTGAAGAGCTGCAAATGCTTCAGCTGCAGTGATTAGATTATTCATGCTGTCATCCCCGTTTTAGCTAATGTTTCAATGTCTTGTTTAACTGCTGGTAGTTTTGCTGCTTCAATTTGGATCAGGGCATCTATGCCGAAGTGCTCACAAACTGTTTTTACATCGAGGCCACGTTCAGCAATAAAGTTTTGAAGTTCATCTCTTTGTTGATCTGAGATACCGTTAAATTCTGGTGGACTAATCCAAGTGCCACGTTGCTTATCAAACGTGCAATTCAATGCTTTAGCCCTCATTAACATTGCTTGACGCATGTTCTGGTAATACATGTGTTCTTTATCAAGCGACTCAGTTAATTGATTAAGGTCACCTGCATGCTCTGCTTCCTCACAGCTTTGTTTCCAGTTTTCTAGCTCTTCTTGGGCTTTAGCTGCTGCAAGTTGTGCAGGCGTTAAGGTGTTAATGTGATCTTTAGCTTGAGTAATCAGGTCAGCCAAGAAAGTAGGGTGTGCTTTAAGATCAGGTACCCATACTTCACCGGTTTCACCGCCTAAAGCACCTGAGTTTTTCGCATGATGTGTAGGCGAAGGTTTGAAATTAATAACGCGGGCATTTTTACCTTCACCAGTAGTAACAGTTGTTAGATAACCCATGACATCTGCGATACGGTAAAGCTCGTTACGGTTTTTACCACCTAGATCTGGTCGGTAAATAATTTGATCACCGTTTTGATCTTCTGATGCGTGTGCAATGAAAACAACATCTTTACCTAAACTGATCAAAGTATTGATGTATTGCTTGAACGTTTGGTTCGCTAAACCTTGAGCCTTTAACTTTAAAGAACCATCTTTTTGACGGTTATTTGCCGTAAGTAACAGGTGGGTTTTAATGCATTCAAGCATTGCACCCACGGTATCAATGACAACAGTTTTATATGGTGCTAAGTCCTGCGGAGTAAGGTTTGCAACATCACTCCATTGTTGAACCTGTACAACTGCACCACGACGTAATTCACCAGTACGGTGAGCACCACGGTCAAAGTCAAAAGAAATTGCTTTTTCCGCAGTAAAGCCCATCGATGATTTACCTAAACCCGGATCCGCGTATAGGTACACAATAATTGCTTGAACCAATAAAGTTTGGTCAGCAGTAATAATCGGTAGAGCCATTTTCTTATCCTCATCTAGAGCCGGTGAAGCCGCGTTTTTGCTTATATGCTTTGCGGTCATAAGTAGGAATGTTTGTTTCACGCAGTTTTATTGCGAGCTGCTTTCTGCGTTGAAAGTCGATTTCTTGTGTGAGTTCATTCCAAACTTTTGGATAGTCGGTTTGAAACTTATACACATTTAAAGGCGTCTTAAATCCGTCTTTAACTTTGTAAAGAACTGAGCCATTAGCATTAGATGCGTACACTTGCCAGCCAATACGAACAGAGTAGAGGCCCTTATCATCACGGCCTAAAAATGACTTGTAGCCGTCGGGGTGCTTTTTGAAATGAGTCATCTTTAAGCCTCCACCAACTTGTTACGTTCGATGAAGCCTTTTAGAAGGTCATTGATGTTGCGGATGTCTTCAAATTCGGTGAAATCGTTATATGACTTACCGTTAATGTCAGTAATTTCATTTACCGTGAGTTGAGTAATATCAACAGCGGTAAATTCAGAACCCGGAACGCCGTAGCTGTCTGGATGAGCTTCAAAATCAAAGCTAACGTTTAAACGGAAGCTATCTAATTTAATTACAGCAACGCCAGAATGTTTACCTGTGATTTTTGCGGTTAAAACACCGTAAGTACTTGGTTGAGTCTTAGGGGTAAATAGAGAAGGGGCTTCTTTTGTTTGGAAAGCTGGTTGCAATTGGCAAGCAACTAAAGAACCACCAGAGATTGCAAGAGCAGCCATGCTGACAAATGCAAATGAGTTGAAAGGAGGAGCTTTTACGTTCATAATTGATCTCGCATATAGCAAAGCACATCGGACCTGGGGAGGGCGGTGTGCTTTTTTGTTATCTGGTGAAAATTATTAAACCTTAGATTTAATTTTGATGCAATAGATATTTAAACCTAAGATTGAATTTATTTTAAATTTTAGATTTAATAGACAAAAGAAAACCCACCGTGGTGGTGGGTTGGTCGCTGATTTAACCTGACAAAGGTATTTTTATGAAATTAGATCAGATACTAAATATGCAAATGTTTATTAGCATGGTAACAATACTTGTGAATATTGCCATTTGGTTCACATTTTAAAGAGAGTTCTTATGTGTGAAATAAAGTTGACGAGAGCTGGTCTGTTAATTAGCTTAATACCTCTAATCACCTCAATTGCTTTACTTGTTAAGAGGGTGCTACTGGTGGATATGTCATGAAAATCAAAAACAAACGTATAGTAAATTTTGTGCTTAGTTTTATCTCAATGTGCTCTGTTATCGTTACTCTCATTTTAGTATTGCAACAACACCAGTGACTGCAGCAATTAAGGCCAGCAGCACCCCAACATAAGCAGTCCAATGCGGTTTGCTGGATTTTTTAATCTGTCTTGATGTCAATTCATAGCTTATAGCTTGTAGAAGTGGTGCTGGGATAATTCCGCTTCGGCCTTCACCGCTTAAAAGCATCATTAACTCGTCATCTGAAAGTTGCTTGATTTCTTCTAGCGTTAATTTAACTTTGGGAGGCCTATATTTTTTAGCGGAATCAGGAATAACTACTTTAGGTATCTTATACATATATTCTCTACCGATATGGTTTAAAGCACTGTGTCGGGTCACGGTTTCAATTAAACAAAAAGCTGAATCCGCTTAAATTCTTTATTAGCCTCAATATGACTTCTATAAAATTTATCTTTATCTTCTGAATCAACAAACTCTTTGAATGTGGTTGCTTCAAGAAGTCTGTAAATAAACCTTTCACCTGTTCTAAGCACTACCGTCAACAAGAAGTGTTGATAAAGAACATGGCTGATATTACGGGAGTTAACTTCAATTTTTTGCATATTGTGGATTCCACTTCATTTCCTAATATTCCTCCAACCTTAAACTAATCTTTTTTATTAAATTTCCTGCTGCCCTGAAAACTCAATTCTTGAAATGAAATCAATAGGCAAGGCCAGCTTTTCACCAACAATAGTTTCGAAGTGAATCCATATACCTGCAGCTTCATTTTCAAAATTCACACTGATTATCTTTACTAAGTTGTAAGGCTCCGCAGCCCCCATCATGATGATATTGAAGCGGTGATCTTCACGAACATAAGAAATAAGCATCTGATGAATTGCCATTTGTTCAGTGCTTGTTAGATGCCTGTATTCGTAAAGTTCTGGTGGCATATATTTTTTATTCATTACGAATCTTACCTCATCAACTTCTTCTTATTTACCTTTTCAAGTGCTGTACTTTTCTAGAAAATCATCAACCCAGCCTTGCGCTTGCTCCAAATTACTTATATCTGATAGTTTTAAATTAGTACCTTCAGCTTCATTAAATCCTTCGATTATAGCCTCAAAGATATTTGCTTCATTAATGACCTCACATGCCATTTCAGTAGCGTCATAACTTTGCTTGGCTTTTTTAAGTGAGGCTATTTGTTTTTCAATACCTTCGCCAATTTTACCTAATGCTAATTTGAACTCTTGGCGATTAATCGTTAGCGCAGTTTTGGATTTATTAAGTGTTGCGATCATAATACCATCTTTTCTTTAAAAATTAATTACTTAGCTCGCCTAAATTTCACCATCATAAGAATGAGAAACATATTTACCAATGATGCCAATATGCTCCAAGTCTTGCGGCTCAACGATCTCTCTTTCATAGCTAGGATTATCACTATCAATAATCAAGGCTCCGTCATATCTACGAGATAATCTTTTGATTTTTAGTTCATCACCATACCTGATTGCATACACCTTTCTGTTCTGAACTTGCTCTAGTCTATTAACAGACTTGTCGATAATTACAACGCTGCCGCTTGGTATCCTTGGTTCCATACTGTCACCATCAACATCCACTTCTACAAGATTTTTAGGTGAAACTTTTTTCTTATGAAACCACTCCATGCGTTGTGCGCATCCCGTCATCCTGGTTGTTGGCTCAAATTCAACCAGTCGGCCATTACCTGCGGAAAACTTGACGTCTACATGCGGAATAATCATAAAAGAATTAGGATCGAGGTCATCCGGTGCTTCCCATGCCATAACTGGCCTATATGCATCAGCATTCTCAGGATTGTCAGCCAACTCGATCATTGATCCAGAACCATCTAGCAACCATCCGGCACTTACTCCAGTTAAAGCCGCTAGCTCTTTCAGGGTTTCCTTACCAATTTTCCCCTTTTTCCAGTTAGATGCAGCTTGAGCTGATAGTCCCAATTTGAGAGATGCTGCTGACCATTTTAGATTTGCATAATCAAGTGCTGCTTGGATGCGTTCAGCTATAGATTCCATAATCATTAATAAAATAAACCTTTGGTTTAAAATTCTATTGGAAATTTAAAAAAATAGAAGCAATCATGGATTGTATTAAAATTAAACCTATGATTTAATTTTGGTGAAATCAATTAAAAGGGAGATTTAACTTTGAATCCCATTAAATATGCTTTTGATGCTGTTGGTGGTCGATCTAAAGCAGCAGCGTTACTAAACCGTACATACATGGCCATGAGCAAGATGGAAAAACGAGGGGTATTACCAAGAACTGAATATACGGGCGAAACCAAATATGCCCAGATACTTGCAATTAATAGCGGTGGAAAGTTTACGGCTGAATGGCTACTTGAGAATGCTAAGCCAGAGTCGTCTATAGCATAACTGACCTCATGAACAAATATCAGTTTAGGAACAACCATGACCAAACAAAAGCCAAGTGCAAAAAAGACGGTGTGCATGCCGACACATTTATCTGAGCCTGTAGCTGAGCATGTGGCAAGGGAAGCATATGAACGAGGCTGGTCTAACAGCCAGTATTTAAGATGGTTAGCCATTCTGGATATGAAGCGTTGTGAAGATGACAAGAATCTTATGTCACAGATATCTGGAATACCCAGAGAACGTTTTGATTTATATGAACAAAGAAAACAATCCGTTCGGAGAGAACGCAATAAAAAAGCCTGATGGTCAAGATCAGGCTTCTTAATTCACAAATTTAGGAACCCATGAATATGCAAACTAATTTATCAAATCAAACGTCCAAACACAACTTACAAGAGTTTTTAGTGGGTGATGTAGTGGTACTTACTGAAGAGTGCCGTAGTTTTAAATCAAATGATTTGTTTGAAGTTAAAAACAAAACTTTGACCAGGTTGTGGACTATCAAATCAGAGAATCATTTGATTCTGGTTTCTTCAAAAGAAATCCGCACCGCAACAGTCGCCGAACTTAATGCCAAACGCCGACTAACAAGTGCTGAGCAAGCATTAGCGGAGGTGTCATGAACAGCTTTACACAGCAAATCAAAGATTCTCGTCAGCAAAGAGAAATCCAATCTTTTTATGAGCCTGCATTGCGAGTGCTTGGGCACCTATTTGAGGTGAAAAAGCAAAATTTACGCAACAAGGGTTATGACGAAAATAATGCGGCGGTAACCAAAGTTGAGTTTTCAGAGGCTATGGCTCGTCAATTTCGCATAACGCAATGGTTAGCACAGCAGATTGTAACCAGCTTAACCAAGGCGTGTTTGGTTGATTCTTTTGGAGGCTATGTTAAGCCAAAGGATGGTGAAAAGTGAGATATGCAGCAAGAAGAAAACAGGATATTTCCGTTTCCACCACACCGCTAGAGGTGGTAATTCCACTGGAGCAACCAGTAAAGATCTATTCGGCTAAAGAATTAGCAGCCATGCCACTTTCAGTTATGAATGCCGCAATTGAGGCTCAGGAAAGATTTTATCAACTTGAGGAATTAACTCATATGGGGGGGCAGGCTATAGCAGTTCGCCGTCTTATGGAGGATGGGCACAAACTAATTCAGGTGAAAGAAAAGTCTCGCATTCGCTACAAAATCAACAACGAATTTATTCCTCCAAGAATTATTCGTCAGTTGGAAATGCGCGGTCTTGTAAAATTAGGAGCAGTCACTGATGTATAAATATCTCCACCATATCAGCGACTTTATGGTTGCTACAGCGCACCTTAGCCCAGTTGAAGAGTGCTTTTATCGCCGTGCTCTCGATTTTTATTATTTGAATGAAAAACCATTACCCAAAGAAACCCAGTCGGTTTTTCGTCGGTTACGTGCAAATACCCAAGAAGAAAGGGATGCAGTATTAATTGTGCTGCAAGAGTTTTTTGTGGAAGAGGAAGACGGGTTTCACAACAAACGTTGTGATTCAGAAATCGCCGCTTATCAAAAAGTAGGGGATAAAAATCGTGAAAATGGTAAGAAAGGTGGGCGTCCACGTAAGGAAAAACCAAAAGAAAACCAAAGTGAAGGCGACTCGGTTAATTCTGAAAACCTACAAAAACCCAGTGGGTTAATTTTGGGTTCTGAAAGTGAAAGCCAAAAAAACCTTAACCATAAACCGTTAACCGATAACCAATATATAGATAGTAGTAGTAATGCGCGTGAAGAAAATTCGCAATTTACACCAATCCAATTTGCTCAGTATCAGATCGATGATCACAAGCGTTACTCAATGCGTGAATTCATTTCTGAATACAGCGAGTTTCAATACGATTTCATCTCACTTGCTCAACAAAGATTTGTTTCTGTACCTGAAATCGACTTGAGAACCATGATTCAAAATTTCGGTGACTGGTACTTTGCAAACGAATCTAGTTCATTGAATACACCAAGCATCTGGTTGGTTAAGTGGTTCTCTTGGGTTCAAAACAACGAGAAACAAGTTGCTGCTAACCGCAAGAAACAAGAGCAAATCAATTCAGCTGGTCAAAAACCACAAGAGTCGGGTTACTTCGCTAATCTTTTTGAAGAACAGAGCGAATCTCAAATCGTGGATGTAACCCCAGCAAAAAAGTTTCCAATGATTGAGGAGGTAGGTCATGCATGAGATTACCTTGAACGAAGTGCGTCAATTAATCGCATCTCTTCGCACTGTTTACGCTGCTCAGTTCAATAAGCAATTTCCAGCAACAGGCGAAAGCGCAATTCCTCTGTCAGTGGTTGAGCAAATCGCACTTAAAACACTGGTTGGCGTTCAACAAAACCAATTTAACAACGCACTTGCTCGATTACTTACAGCAGGTGGACGTTTTATGCCGTCATTTGCTGAGTTTCGCACCTGGTGTATTGGTGAAAGTTGGATGTCTCCAGAGGAAGCTTGGTCACGTGCATGTAAGTTTACGACTGACAGTACCGTGGTTATTACACAAATTACAAAATATGCATTAGACGAAGTGATGTATTTGATCGAAGCCGGCCAAATGCGAGCAGCTCAAGATAATTTCTTCGGAACCTACAACGTGATGGTGGCTAAAGCTCAATTGAAAGGTCGTCAGCAAGAGTTTTACACTCCACCGCTACAACTAGAACACAAAGAACCTAAACACGTTCCTGTGAGCAATGACGAAGCGCAAAAGCATCTCCAATCATTGATGGAACGTTTAAAAATCAATGGTCGTAAACCTGCACCAGTTCAAAAACTTGAGGCAAAAGAAAAAGAGCCTGAGCTTATAAAAGAGTTGGGCCCTGATCCTTTCGATAATCCACACGAATACGCAGAGATGTGCCGTCGGGAGGGTATGCCAATCCCTAGAAATATTCTTCAGCTAATTGATGGGGCGAATGCATGAAAGCATCTAAATTGATTAGAGATAAAGGACTGCAATACGCGAAGGAAATCGTAGATTCAGCACCTTCTAACGCAACTGAATGGAATGAAGGTTTCGAGTTCCAATGTGGTCAAAGTGTAGAGATTAGCAAGGCTGATCGAGAAAAGTATTTTGTAGACCTTTCTGAACTCAAGCGTCTGGTGGAGTCTTTGGGTTATGTAAGCAGATGGGGCGGCATTGAAAGATGCAAGAAGCTTTACTTTGAAGCTCCATTCAAAAGAGACAAGCACATAAAAGATTTAAAGCGATACATCCGCGATTACGAATCAATATACGGGGATAGTGAAAATGCATAAATGCAACCACTGTGAAGCTGAGCAATTAATTAATTCGTATGGTGGTCTTCCAGAAGCAAAGGCTTACATGAGGCGTTATTTCATGCTGAATGGAGGATTAAGAAATAAGTATCCAAGAACAGGCGCTTTGATAACTCAAAAGATGAATGAATTGCAGAGCGCGATTTTAAATGTAGAGGGCTTAAATAATGGACAGTAAATGGATTGAAGCGCAACGCCGTGAAATGGAAAAGCTTATTTCACCAGAGCTAATCAAGTCGAGAGATTTAGCACGTCAAAGTTACTTCGATCATATGGAAAAAGAAATGGCTGACCACGTATCGCGCTCAATTGAACCACTCAGCGGTAAAAAGCAAAGCACTCTGGTTGAACTAAGGGAGTCAATTGAAAAACTGGCTCAGAAGTATAAACAAGATGCTCATTCATCCAGCCTTTTAGGTGATCAGGATAAAGCGCGAGTTTATAACTGCTTTGCTAATCAATTGGACCATTTGCTGAAAGGTGGTGCTTGATGTCATCAGTCAGCATTGCTGAATACCGCAAGTTATTTCCGATAAAGAAAAATAAAAAGCGGCGTTCAGCAAAGCAAGTTGCCAGACAACCAAGTGTGGGTGAAATGGTTCTGGCAACACATTTAAAAGCATGCAAGATCAGTTTTGAACAGGAATATAAGTTCCATCCTGAACGCAAATGGAGAGCAGATTTTTTAATAACGGGTACAAAGATTTTGATTGAGGTAGAAGGCGGGATCTGGAGCGGAGGCCGTCACACAAGAGGCAAGGGCTATTTAGGGGATATGGAGAAATACAACTCCGCAGCAATGATGGGTTTTACAGTTTTACGGTTCAGCACAGAGCAAGTGAAAGCAGGCGTGGCGATTAAACAAATTGAGCAATTGGTAGGTGAAAAATGAGTGCAGTTTTAAAAACACAACAAATGGATTGGTCTAAATATACTATTGACGGTTGGTTAGAGCAGTTTGGCGCATGGTGTGAAACAGTTAGAATGAAAGGGGGTGATTTGCCAGATGGGCTTCATATCAATCAAATTTACTGGTTGATGCGTGAAGCTGGCAAAGAAGTACAAAAAAGTAAATCTTATATTCGATGTGAGATCAGTGATTATGAGGCGGATCAAATTCAAGCACTTTTACGAAGTCTATTAAATTCTGATAAAACAGATTTTACAACTAAGTTTGCATTAATTTGTTTAATTAAAAATAAGGTTGAAAATAAAGGATTGTTGAAGGTTGCTCAAGAAACAAACCAATCTAAAGCTCAGGTCGCAATTATGGTGAGTTGCGCTAGATTTTATTTATTAGGTCATGATAAAAGATTAAGACAAAATGGAGGTTCAAATGAAAACATACACTGTAAAACTATATGAAGGCGTTAGTCGGGAGAAAGTTAATGAAACTTTGAAATACTACCCTGATTATTTTGGTAAAATATCAATAATTACAAATGTAATTAATAATAAATTGCAATTAACACTAAAAGCATTTGAAGGAATCGACGTTATAACTGCCAATGATCTAATGATTAAAATCGTTGAACGTTTAAAAGCTTCTCAATTAGTAGAAAAGCATAATTTAGACTTGTTGACTGTCTAGACGCTTTATGGCATATTTTTGATATAGTGGACGAAGTATAAGTAATTCACTGATCTAAAGCTCATCGTTTGATGGGCTTTTTGTTTTTATACTTGCTAGATTTCAATTATGATTTAAAATTAAATCAGGTGGCTCGTCGCCAAACATCGCCACCTGAAATTCTATTAGAAATGATAGTTATTTGTTTGTGTCACCTCCATATTAATTAATTGTAGAGTTGATATTGTGTTGTACTGGTGGTGGGCACCAAGCGCCACCAGTGCAATCGTTAAAAGCGCCCCTTTTCTTTGCATTAAGTAATGTTCCTTTGATTTAATGGTTAGATTTACACCACACATTAGCTGTCTTCATCCTAAATACATGGTCGTTACATTATAAATCATCTAAATTGAATGCTTGTCTAAATGTTAAGCGTTTAAGAATGCCCACTTAAGCATGTTTATATTTATGCTATAGTCCAGTCTAATTAGAATTTGGTACTTAAAATGAATATCTGTGTTGGTGGTGAACTAGATGGGCAAAAGATAGAGAAAGAAGGTAGATTGCTTAAAGCTTCTGATATAGATCCTTCATTTAGCTCTGAGTACTACAAGCAAGTTTTTAACCGCGACAACATCAATTATCATTTTTGGCTTCCAATAGGATCCAACTTGCACGAAATGTCTGAGCGAGTTTTGGATATTTTGAGAGCATCAAAAAATTAAGTTTAAAGTATGTTGTAAATACATCTTCTAATTTGTATGATATGTCACAAATACTGCGCTGAAAGTTTTTGTTTTTATGACCCGTTTCTTTTTTAGAAGCGGGTTTTTTGATTTTAAAACCCCACTCGCTTAGGACGCTTTGCGAGTTTACTTGCCGGACGTATTACGGCGCAAATGGCCCCGCTACATACTAGTTATTGGCGGGGGTTTTTTCTTTAATTAATTTGATGATTTAGTTCTCGGTAGTAAATAATTTACTATTTAGAACTAAGTATTTGAAAAATAAAAATAATTTTATTTTTTTATTTTATGTTTAGTATGTTGGTAAATATTAATTATTTTTAGGTGAAAGTATGACTTTATTTATTGGTGGTCGCCATCATGGACAATTCTTGTCGAAAGACGAGTCAGATTTGAAGTTAGAAAGTATTCCAAAGCAGTATGGACCAAGAACAGGTATGCAAAGGCCAACAGAGTCATACTTTAGAACCCAAGTAAGCTTCCAAGGAGAAGTGAAAACGTTTTATATAATTTCTGGAAAACAACCAATCGAAATGAGAGATGAAATACTTGATTTATGGGATCAAGTAAAATCAGACATATATGCTATCTAAATAGTTTAAGAAATTTTCTTCCTTTTTCGGGCGGTTGTCTTTCGTGCTATAGTCCAGTCTGATTAAAAACTGGTACTTATAATGAAT